CTTACCAGCAAAGCATGGACCGCATGGCCGATTTACTCGGCACAGTGCGTCGCGAAGTACCAGAATCCACTGCGTACTGCCCAGAGGTCGAACGCATCCTGCTTCGCGCTGACTTCGCCAGCCACATGCTGCACCGAGTCAACTTTGTTGACCTTACAGCCGACGCGGAACTCACAGAAGCAGAAACAGAAGATGATGCGATAGATTATGCGCGCCATGCTAACTATACCCTAGAATTAAAGCAAGGGGAAAAAAATAGTCCGAACATAACGATTTGCAACGTGGAATATTATGATATGGAACCTGTGGTATATGAATACCCTGATTAACAACGTAGGAGACCTTTATGTCTTTAATGGGCGCATATTGTTTAGGATTGGTTATTGCGGGTGAAGCTGGGGGAGATTTAACCCCGATTGAAACCAAAATAGCCGTAGGCATGGTGTATTACAGACGTGCAGATTTTAAAGCTGATAGGTTATGTGAGGTCATCAATAAGAAGTGGTCAAGTGAATATATAACGCGTTTAAACAGAGGCGAATATAAAGCACCTGATAGCAAGACGATTTTACATAATATGGTCATTGCTCAAAAAATAATCAACATGGACATTAAAAAAGATTACTCGCGTGGGGCTACACATTTTCATGACACCACGATCAAAAATCCGTGGGGTTTTAAAAAGGTAGGTCAGCTAAAAGCATATCCGAATGATCTTATTTTTTACTAGGGGACAAAAATGCAACATTTAGACCGAGAATTGCTTATTTTTTGTGCAATTTGCTTTATTTTGATGATTTACACAAAAGTCATCAACATAGAGTTAGTTATATAGCCCTAAAACATACAAAAACATATCTAAAACACATTTTTGGTTTGTAGATATATCTTTGCTTGTCTTTAGGTGTAAAAGTGTTTTGTAGATGATTTGTGTAGGTGATTTTTAAGACTGCTTAATTTTTAATCACTCTATTATAATATTATATAAGAGATATATAAAATATATGTATTAAAACCTATTTAATAATGAATATAAACTTAGTTTATATTCATAGATTATAATACTTAAATATTATAAGCAATACAAAAGTTATCCACAGGTTATCCACAACTTATCCACAGGTTATCCACAATTGGACATTTTGTAATGGGGATAAAAAAAGATGTAAAAAAGTGCTTGACAAGGTAAACATAATCATTTAACTTGATAATTCACTAACTTTCTAACTAGGGGACATTATGATTAGTCGAAAAATAAGAATATGTGTCGATTGTATTCATTTCGAACACACACCAGAATTTTCATCAGTATGCACACGATCACCCGTCATTGATTTGGTCACAGGAAATAAGCATAACCAAACTTGTGTTTCTGTTAGATATAACGGAAATTGTGGCACAGCTGGTCAGTATTTTGAACCGATTGAAAGTAAGAAAAAAGACTATCAATGGGATCAAACTTTGGAAAATAATCCATTTTAACTTTAAGGGGACAATCATGAAAAAAATAGCAATCGTTACAGGACTTATACTCGCATTAGTCGCATTAAGAGCTTATGCGTGCTACACACAAACTTATATCGTAGATGGTCGTATCATTAACTGCACAACTTGCGGTAATGTGACTAACTGCTTTTAAGCTGTTTAAACACACTAACTGGGGATAATTATGGAAATCATTATGAATGAACTTAGGGTTCAGATCGAGGCTTTAAAAGTCGATGATATGAAGCTTGATGTCAAAATCAATAAGCTATCTGATCGCATAGCTGACATAGAAAAAAAACAACAAACATTAGCTAACTTAATCTGGGAGAACTTCAATGGCAAATGATAGAGATGATTTTCTACCTGAAATAAGAAATAGTGCATGGTGGGCATCGGATACCCGTCAGGTCATGAATGGCAAAGCTGTTGAGGTCATCATGCAAAAACAAGGCAAAATAGACCCCCCTGATTTGTCTCAAGTAGAGGCTGTTCAGATGGGTCATGTCATGCAACCCATTATTGGTAGGTTAGCACAAGATAAACTACAAATGGAGTTAAAAGATGCAGATTACCCTCTCACACATCCTGACCACAGTTGGCTACGTTCCCATTTCGATTTTATTTCTGCTGATGGTCGAGTATTGGTCGAAGCAAAGAATTACAATATTAATGCAAGGAATAAGTTTGATGCAGATACTAATAGGATTCCTCCTGCTGATTATGCTCAAATTTTACACGAGGCAACCGTTCATCGAGTTGATCGTGTCGTTCTGGCTGTCTTATTTGGTGGTCAAGAGTTTCAGACGTTTGATTTTACCTTCACACAAGAGGAAAAAGACAACCTCATAAAAGATATGGCTGTGTATTGGGGTCACGTCAAAGCTGACACACTTCCAGCACCAGAAACACTTGAAGCTACTAAACTCATCTATCCAAAGGACAACGGGCAATCTTTAGTGGCAAATCAAGCTTTAGAGACAGCTATTCAACAATTAAAACAAATTAGGGGATTAATTAAAACTTATGAGGAACAATCTGACGTACTTGAGACCGCTATTCGTGGGACTATGCAAAACCATAGTGACGTTATTAGCGTTAGTGGTGAAACTTTAGTGACATGGCGTGCTGCCAAACCATCAAAGCGTTTTAGCTCTGATCTGTTTAAACAGTCTATGCCAGAAGTTTATGAGCAATTTATAGTAGAAATGCCGGGGTCAAGGCGGTTCCTTGTCAAATAATCTAACTTTTAGGGGATAAAAAATGGATTCACAAGCAAGAGAAATTTTGTCACACTTAAAGCAACACAAAACAATCACAGCTATTGAAGCATTAAAGCTTTATGGTTGTTTTAGGTTAGCAGCTCGTATTTATGATTTGGCTCAACAAGGAAATGAGATCGATTGCAAAATCGTGAAAATTTCTGGGAGGGGGGGAGCCAAACGAATTGCTGAATATTCTTTAAGAAAGGCAGCGACTTAATATGAAAGAATTTGTAGAAAAAGCAAAACAACTATATCCACACTCAGTCCGTATGCAATTGGATTGGATACTACAAAAGGAAGAGATAAGGGCTAGAAATATGCAACCTTATATCAACCCACAAACGTGGAGTAACATTAAAAAAATTTCTAACCATAGGGGAGTAAAAAGATGAGCAACATCATTCCGTTTGAAGAGATGAAAGGCATGGCTGATGCCATAGCCAAATCAAAGCTGTTCGGTATGCAAACACCTGAACAAGTCCTGGCACTCATGGCAATCGCGCAAGCTGAGGGGCTGCATCCTGCCATGGCTGCACGGGACTACCATATTATCCAAGGCAGACCAGCTCTCAAGGCTGATGCAATGCTGGCTCGCTTTCAAAACGCTGGGGGTAAAGTGGATTGGAAATCATACACAGATGAGAAAGTCACTGGTATATTTTCCCATCCTAATGGCGGTTCGATTGAATTGACATGGACACTCGAACAAGCCAAGCGTATTGGGTTAGCCGGCAAGGATAATTGGGCTAAATATCCTCGTGCAATGTTACGAGCACGGGTTATTAGTGAGGGTATTCGCACAGTATTTCCGGGTTGTGTGGTAGGCACATACACACCAGAAGAGATACAAGATTTTGATAGCAAACCACAAGAGGTGGATGTCACACCTACGGTTCAAGCTTTATCAAAACAAAATGCTGGAGACTTCAGTGACATGAAAGACGATATGCCTTTCGATGCTGTGTCTATTCCTATATTCATTCCAGGAAGTGATGAGCCTTATGCTCAGTATGCTACTAACAAAGAATGGATTACTGCTTACACAGATTTATACAGAAAGATTTGGACAAGTGCTAAATACTCTGTGGAGGATAAGGGTCACAAGCTTGATGATTTAAGAGATGCCAACATCGATTTAATCCACAAGCTATCAGCACTAGAACAAATTGAGATTACAAAAATAACAACACTTATAAGGAAAGGCGAATAGTCATGGCAGAGTTCATTCACAAACCGGGCACAGGAAGTTTACTTACAAACACTAAAAAGAAATCAGATAAGTCACCACACTTTACAGGCAAGCTTGTCATCAAGCGTGACTACAAAGCTGGCGAGACTATTCAGATTGCTGCATGGGAAAGACCTACATCAAATGGTATGTTAATTACTTTGTCAGAGGATACATACCGCTTTGACCAACAACAACAGCAAGCAAAACAATATCCAAAGGAAATTAATCGATCTGAGTTTGATGACGAAGTGCCATTCTAATGGTTACATTAGATTTGCCTTATCCACCTTCGGTCAATAACTATTGGATTGCATCCGGACATAGAAGATTTATTTCTAAGCGTGGCAAAGAGTTTAAACACGCTGTCTGGATTGCTATACTTCAGAGTAGAGCTAAGTCGTTTGAAGATGATTTGCTTGAGGTTCACATCCATTTATATCCTAGAAACAAAAGACTTATGGATATAGATAATTGCTGTAAATCTATTTTAGATGCGATGCAAGATGCTGGGCTGTATAATAATGACAAGCAAGTTTATAGATTAGTCATTGAAAGAAAAGAAATCGTTGAAGGCGGTGGGGCAATCGTCATGGTCGATAGATACACCCCTCAAGCCTGAATGAGAAACCACGCCCTGTGGTTAGTTAGAACGTTACGAGGAGACGTTTCAGGTATCCTCACTAATTTTATTTAAGGGGATTTATATGAGTAAAGTATTTATTGCAACACCTATGTATGGTGGTCAATGTTATGGCTACTACACACAATCAATCTTGTCACTACAAAGAATATTAGATGAGAATAAAATTCAATCTATCTTTAGCTTTATGTTTAATGAATCCCTTATCACTAGAGCACGCAATGCTTTGACACATGGCTTCTTAAACTCTGATGCTACACACATGATGTTTATTGATAGTGACATTAGATTTAATCCATATGATCTAGTAAAGATGATGGAAGCTGATAAAGAAATTATCTGTGGTTTGTATCCTAAAAAAGAAATTAACTTTGCAAGCGTTCAGAAAGCTATTGAGAATAATGTTAAGACAGAAGAGTTAAAGTATTACACAGGTTCTTTTGTGGTTAATCTTGTAGGTTATGCTGGAGAAACTGTGGTGCCTTTGAATGAGCCAGTAGAGATATGGAATGGTGGCACAGGCTTTATGTTAATTAAACGAGAAGTCTTTGAGAAGTTAAAGGATGTATGTCCTACATATAATAATGATGTGACTGATCTAGGAGGATCGATAAAGGCTCAGGCACCGATTGTCGAATACTTTGCGACTTCAATTGAACCGGAAACAAATAGGCTACTTTCTGAGGATTATCATTTCTGTCGTATTGCACGCTTAAACAACATAAAGGTATGGGGTGCACCATGGGTTCGTCTTGCTCATGTTGGGACATATACGTTTGAAGGACAGCTAGTCCCTGCTCCTTAACGTGTAGTTTTTCTAGCAGTCTTGGCAGATTGTTTAAACGCTTTAGCTGTGGGGGCACCTTTACTTCCTGGCGCTCTCATACGCTCACCACTACCCTGAGCTATGCGTGCTCTCTTTTTATGAATGTTTGCATATAAACCTGGTTTCATCTTCCACACCCCCATCGTCTTAATGATGCTGCTTTTCTTGTAGGTCTGCCTTTGCTATCTTTCATTGGTCCAGGCATACCAGACATCCTAGCACAAAATGATTTCTTACGAGCTGCATCTCTTTTAGTTTTTGGATTAGGTGCAGGTGGTTTTAACTTAGAACCAGTAGCACGATTGTATTTAGCACGACCTTTAGCTGTTAAGCCAGCACCTTTAGATGCAGGTAACTTCTCACCACGACCAATAGATAAACTTACACTCATGTAAATACCCTAGTTCCTTTCTTATCAATAATTAGTTTTTGTAAACGAGGCTCTTTACCTTCCTCAGCAAATGCAATATGACACCACCTATCAAACTCAAGTATGACTTGATCGTACTTAATATCGCTACCCACAATAGCATATACCACATCACGAGGGCTACCAAAAGACGGACATATAATATCTGCTGCAAGACCTTTAGTATGCGCTGAGGTAGGTTTACTACCAACAAGATTATTAACACGCAAACTACGGTAAGCACTATTAACATGGATAGGATGACGTAACAAACTTCTAACATCTTCTAATCTTTCTGCTAAGAACTTTAAGTTTTTAAGAACAACAGGGTCTTTAGGTTCATTGTTAATCTTATGGCGATCAGCTGTGTCAGAAGCGTAAAGCTCCTCAAAGGTAAAATGCTCTGTCATTTTTTACGAGCATAGAATAGTGAGCGTTCTGCAAACAAGTAGAAGCCTACTGCACTTGCAAAGTTATCCACAGCTTCACTAGGTTGATTAGTAATTTTTAGGTAAGCCCACACACCAAATACAATGGCACCTACTGTGGGTCTCATCAATCTTATGATAGCTTCCACCCAAGGAAAGCTAGGGTTGCCACCACCAGCTTCATTCATGGCTTGAAACATCTCAAGATCAATTTGTTTCATCTTAACATATTGGTCAATGGTAGCTGGTTTAAACGTATCAGGTGCTACATATCTATTGATTAAAGATTTGCCTAAGTCTGTAACTATCGGACCAAGACCAGCTAGAAGTGTAATAGGGTCAAACATTATCCCACCTGATTTGCAGTAATAATAATAGAAGGAATAGCAGGAGTAGTTGCAGTTGCTGCTTCATGTTCGATAATCACATTTACATTGTCTGTGTACCACATGATCTCAACATAGTCACCAGCAGCTAGTGCTGACATGAAGTTCCATGCTGCAACCACATAAGGTGCATTAGATGGAACAGTAAGTTTTGTATCTGAATTAGGAATATTGGCTTCGTTTAATCTAAACCAAATATTAGTTGTATTGCCTGAACCTCCACCACCAGTGTTATGGAATTGTGCAGAGAATTGAATGTTATACACACCAGAGTTGGCAAATGTAATTCTAGTCTTTTTACCAGCTAGATTATTTACCATTGAGATTCCATTAGATAGGTCTGTATTCTCTACAGCCATAGCAATAGGAGTTACACCATCGACTTGATCTACAGAGCTATAGAATGAGCCATAGTATCCAGCTATACCTCCACCACCTCCTGATGAAAAGGCACTAGCTACACGGAATACCATACTTAACTACCGTCACCTGGAGTGATATATACCACACCAGTTCCTGATGCGGTTGCCCCAGTGAAATAAGCATTTGCATTAAATGTAAATATTTCTACCGAGCTTGGTACTAAAGATATAGTTGATCCATTAATTGATGCGTTAGCTGTGGAAGTAGCTGCTGCTGCTGTATCTCCAAAACCTAAGTAAACCACAACGTTACCAGTATTGTGGATACGATATTGAGTACCACCAATTGTAGTTGATGAGGCTCTAACAGGTGTTGGGGCTGTGGCTGCTGCTGTAATTGAAACAGTGTTCCCCATTGGGGTAAAAGCCATGATGCCCATAATTAGTATGTACCTTCTTTTTTATCTTTAAAGTATGGAGCCTTGAAAGGTGTTGTGCCTGTCGTTGTTTTGCCTTGGTTACCAAAAGCAAATACACTTCTGAAACCACCTGCTGGCATTGTTCCAGGTCTCCAGTTTGGTTGTGCTACTTTAGCATCACAAGGTGTTTGAGGGCGTACTGCCTTTGCGCCACCAGGATACTCACTCTTCTCGTTCTCTGTCTCGTTGTTGTACTCTTCCACTTTTAGTCTCCTTGTTTCTGATTAGTAGGTAGGCAAAGACTGCAAATATGATCTCTGTTCCTAGACGTATTAACTCTGGCTCCTGCATTATCCATAGAGACAGAACGAAAGTTCCTGCTAAGGCTAAAATCGTCAATAGCCTGTCCGTGATAACGCTCAGTGCCAATCGCACCATTTGTACTGCATCCATTTTTATCCCCTTTTAATAAAAAAGCAATCATAGTATAGCACTAATC